CCCCCCCCCCGCCCCTACCCCCACCCCCCTCCGCATCGTCAGCCGCGACACGGTGAAGATAACCGAGCGTCTTGTACCCGTTTCCCTTCCACTGCCCGAATATCACAAGCAGCAGGTAACACGAGATACAAGCTCCGTACTGGAGAACGGCCTGTATCGATCGGTGGCAAGTTTCCACGACGGCATGCTGACACATACATTAGAAAATCTGCCGGGAGCAGCAGTCGAAGGGAAGGTAGCAGTGCATGACACTATCCGTATAACCACGCGTGACAAGGAGCATAAACACTATAGGGAAAAGCCTAAAGTCGTTTACAAGGAAAAGGAATTGAGCTGGGTGGAAAAAGCAGCTATGAAGACAGGCTTCGTAGCGTTCTGCCTGGCATTGATATCGATTGTTTATTTCGTTGTAAGATGGAAGTTGAAGTAAAGGACGGTCAGACACTGGCAGACATTGCCATACAGGAGACAGGTACTGCCGATACCGTCATGGACATGGCGCGACTGAACGGGATAAGCCCTGCAGCGAAACTGGAGGCTGGACGGCGGCTGCTGTTGCCCGAAGTACCGAACAAGCGCATGCAGGCCTATAGCAAGACCAATGACGTCTCGCCAGCCTGCTCACTGTCTGCAGAGACAGAACAGGAACATGGCGGCATTTCGGAGATGTGCGTGGGTGTGGACTTTGAAATCCAGTAAAGACGGGAAAACAATAACAAAACAGAATATGAGAACAATAGCAGAAATCAAGGAGAGCATGATGACGGATTTCATGCACAATAACGACCTTGCAAAGGCATACGGCTTCGAGGTCGGGACCGACTTCTATGGAACCTTCAGCCGAGTGAGTGTGGAGAGTCTGCTGCTATACATCGTGGCGGTAGCGGTGTGGGTGCTGGAAAGTATTGTGGCCGACTATAAGTCGGAGGTGGAACTCCTTATCGAAGCCGAGACTCCGCACCGTGCAAAATGGTACAGGGACCGCACGCTGCGGTTCATGCATGGGCACGAGTTGCAACAGGACACCGACCGATACGACACTGAGGGAATGACAGAGTCGGAGATTGCCCAGGCAAGGGTGGTCAAATATGCCGCAGCCTCTGAAAGCTCTGATTCTTCAATTCTGACTGTAAAGATTGCCGGAGAAAAAGACGGCCGGCGAAGCCCCTTGGACACAGAAACAGAACATGAGGTGGCTGCCTACCTTGCAGAGATAAAGGACGCGGGAGTAAGGATCAGCCTGGTCAACCGCAAGCCCGACAGATTTGACTGCGAACTGGATATCTACTACAATCCCGTACTGCTACCTTCGTCGGTAGAGGAAAACTGCCGGGAAGCCATCGGGAACTACATAAGAAACCTGCCTTTCAATGGTGAATATACGAACATGGCACTGACAGACGCACTGCAAGTGGTAGAGGGTGTGAGAATTGTCGAACTCAAGACCGCATACGCGCAGGCAGAGGAAAACGGGAAAAGAGACCTTATCAATGCCCGATATGTACCAGCAGCAGGCTATTTCGAGGAAAGAAACATCACGATTAACATGAAAGCGTACTGACCATGCAGCGGACAGACTTTAAACGATTAGCCGTTGAGCTACTTCCCGTATGCCTGAGAAAGCCTGTAATGACCAGCCTACTGAGAAGCCTCATGCAGGGAATAGTTATTGCCTACATGGAATTCCTCTCCTGGAAGGAAGAACGGGATTACGAGATAAAGCACAATGGGCAGGTATGCCATCTACGTGGAATGCTGAACGATGCCTTCGACCCTATCCAACGCAAAATTACGATTACGGATACGGAAGAGAAAGAGACAGACCATGTCTTTATCTTCAAGCGAGAGACAGCACGTGTTAGACGGCTCCGGCACAGGAAGGCCGAACTTCCCGTCATCATCAATGTTCAGGGCTTCGGCGGTGCAGCCGGCAGTAACTTCACCGTGAACGTGCCGATGGAGGTGGCGAAGGAGGCAGACATGGCTCGGCTGCGTGCCATGGTGGACGCCTATAAGTTAGCAGGGAAAAAATGGACAATGAACTATCAACGAAATATAGAAGAAAATGAAAACGGTAATAGCAAATTTTTTGCAGCAGCCAAACAGGGACTTTCCCTTGGACTGTGAGACGATGGATGCCATGCAGATGAATACAGCCCTCGTGGCCGTGCTCGGGAATATTGCCGGCGACAAGTCAGTACTGACCGGCTGTCGGCCTGATGAAGCCGGAACCAGTGTCGGTGAAGGGTATGTGTTCGTTAAGACGAAGGATTTCCCCGACGGCGAGGTGCTCTATTTCGAGGGCGGTAGTGTGACAACAGGTGTATGTGTAAAAACAGAGGATATCGGTGTGACGGCACAGGGCTACAGCTACCCGAAGGCTTATGTGCGTCGGATACTTGCAGCCGGGCTCGGTACGGAGAATTTCAAATGGGAAGATTTTAAATACATCAAGACCAATGCGGAACTGGAGAGACTCATCGCTGAGCTTAGGAAACAGCATGAAGAGGATCTCCAAAGACTTGCACCGTCACCCCTGGGCTGCGTGCAGATGTGGGCGGGGAAGAATGTCCCCGACAACTACGTGCTCTGTGACGGGAGGCAACTGAAAACGGAGGATTATCCGGAACTTTCCACTGTACTGGATGGAGCGTTCAATACGGCAAAATCGGCTTCGGGAATCCCTTACAGAACAAGTGGGGGATACTTCCGCGTACCTGACTTGCGGGGACGTTTTATCGTCGGACAGGACGAGACCGACGAGGAATACAATGTCCAGGGAAACACGGGCGGTGAGAAGATGCACAGGCTGACAACCGATGAATTACCAACCCATAGACACGTCTTCACGGACGACAGTAATGCAAAAGATGCGAATTTCCCAATAGCAGCAGAGTTGAGAAACGAAGGTGTGACCGAAGCTGGAAAGACTTTTAAACCAGATATGGCTTCGTCAGATAACCAAGGAACATCTGCATCAAAAGCTGGCGGTGGTTATGCCTACCTAACGGGCTACACTGGTTTGAATGGGCAGCATGAGAACCGTCCACCCTATTACGTGCTTGCCTACATCATGCGAGCGAAATAAATGGCGTTCAAACAACATTAAAACATCAATCAAATGGCAATAACAAGCATATCACAACTGAAGGAGTGGTTCCGCAGCGGAAAATACCCCACAGGGCAACAGTTCGCCTCCCTTATGGACAGTTTTATCCATAAATCAGATTCCATCAGGGTGGACAATGTAAAGAATCTGCCAGAATTCCTCAATGAAAAGTTTGACAAGAAGCAGGGTGACAGCCTGCGCAGGGAACACGATGTCCTGCAACGGGCCTTTGACCTGTTCAAGGCTGCTGGAGACCTGACGGAATTCTACAAGAAAACGGATACCTACTCGAAAAATGAGGTAAACGAGAAGCTGTCTGCTATCCCGAAGATGAGTTATAAGGCTGTTGATGCCCTACCTTCAAATCCTGCTGAAAAAGTAATCTATGTCCTGCAACATGGAGAAAACTGGACTGAAAATATGTTCACTGAAGGGAAGTGGATTACCCTTGCGACACATACAGGCATCTATGGAAATATCGAGAACAAGGTGGCTGACTTGGCGCAGGAGATTATCGGTATCAATCATCCACTATCCTTTACACAGGGTTATGTGAAAAATACTGGTGATCTGGTCACTACAAGTGGTGTATATCGGTTCAGTCAACTTCTGCCCGTAAAGACGGGAGATACTGTCAGGTATAAAGCCTGTGGCAGTGAGAATACATTGGCTCTTGCGGCGTATAGCGGAAATACATGTATCGTTGCGAAGTCTATTGTCGGAAATAGTCAGATTGTAGAGGCTACATACACTGTTCCTGCGGGGATAGATGGTATAAGACTGACGATTCATACTGGCAGTGTGACAGAGGATGAAGCTTATGTCCGGATTGAAGGCATACAAGCCGCAGTGGGGAAAATGGAGGGGTCGCTCGTAAAGAACACGACCGACATCAGTGCCCTCGCCCGTGAACTGCGCGGCATTGTCTACACCATTGATGCGTTTGCTCTGAGAGAACAACGCGTTTATGTGAAGGATAAGGCCGTCCATTCCGGCGACAAGGGTTGGGTCTCGTTCAGACTGACAGGTATTCCGGACGGCACCAAATCTGTAGCGTTACACTATAATTCGCAGTCTTCTGCCACATACGCAATAAGTGCATGGGATAAGAATAATAATTTCCTTGATGGTGTAGTGATGACAGAAGGTAATAGACAAACGGCGGAATTGATATTGCCCAAAGATACAGCCTATATCATAGCGACATCTACAGTCACGGGAACTGCTGATGATGACGATGTCAGACTCAGGCTGATTGGATCGTCAGCAAGCCTGACTGAGCGGGTAAACAGTTTGCAGAAGCAGGTGGATAAAGGTGTATCCGCATCTACGCCAAGGAACTATCTCTTTATGAAAAATAGGAATTCAATCAACTTCACCTTTGATGACTCAACTTCGCAGGACAGTGATATCAAGAAAGTCTTTGACGAGTTCAATGTAAAATGCGGCTTTGCCATCATCACAGCTTCGGAGAGATATCGAAATTTCCACAACGAAGGTTTTGAACTGCTTGCCCATGGCATAGGGGCTTTCAGTGCAGACACCATCACAGAGGATGCAGTCAGGACTGCAATGCAAAAAGGGAAGTCTGTCGTAGAAAGTCTTGGTGTAGAATGCCATGGGTGGGTAACGCCCTCTTCACAGCTTAAAAGCAACTTCCAGCCCGTCGTGTGCGATTACTTCGACTATGGCTACACCATCTACAAAGGGAACGATACCACAGGACAGACGATACCCAAGACCGCAAAGTCCTATCAGCTATGGAGAATACATATCGCCACGCTGTTGAAAGACTATCAGCGCATCATTGGCGAAGCCGTATCCGAGAATGGTGCCCTCGCTGTATATGGACATGGTTACGAAATTGGGAACCTGTGGACGCTTGATCAGCTACGTACCTTACTTTCCTATTGTAAGGGCAAAATAGAAGTGCTTACGCCGTCCGAAAGTTTCCTGAAGCTGTTCTCAGTCAGGCACAATGAACGTCTTTGATGCGTGGCTGGTGCAGGATGGTGATTCGTAAACTTGCAGTCGACCCTCGCAGATTACTCTCTGCAAAGCTGTTATAAGCCCTTCCGGGAGTGGGCAAAAAGAAAAGCCCCCGGCCTGTTAAAATAGTCGTCTCACTTACTATATAACACAAAACGCCACATGAGCGCAGCCAGGGGCATTATACCCTTTGACCGCTCACGTGGTCTTTTTTGTGTGCATATTATGCGCTATAATAAGTGAGACAATGCAAAGATACAAAGTTTTGTGATAATGAAGATAATAGAAGTCTTGAAATTTAACAGGGAGCTGATAAATAGGCTCAAAATGTCTGGTATCAGGCTGGGGGATGCAGAATATGTTGACTTATACACCGATTACACCACATTGTTGGAGCACGGTGAAAAAGTGTCGTATATCGTGGCCAGACTGTCTGAAAAGTATGCGGTAAGTGAACGTAAGGTGTACGGGCTTATCAAACGCTTTCAAAGCGACTGCAAGATGCCTGCAGTATGATTTACGGAAAAAGTTCTTTTTCCTTACTGAATATGGCGAATTTTGTCATACTAATTTTAGTGAGACAATGAGAAGACAATACCTTTCAGCACCGCTTCCTTTTCAGGGACAGAAGCGGATGTTTGCCAAGGAGTACATCAAGGTGCTCCAACAGTTCCCTGAGAGTACGACTTTCGTAGACTTATTCGGGGGAAGTGGGTTATTGTCGCATATCACCAAGTGTCAGAAGCCGGACTCTACTGTGGTATATAATGATTTCGATGGTTACAGGCTTCGGCTGGAGCATATTCCGCAGACGAATGAGCTGTTAGCGGAACTAAGAAAAATCGTAGATGTTGCACGGCACAAGCCTATATTGGGAGAGGTACGTGAACGCGTACTGTCCTGCATACGCAGGCATGAGCGTACCTACGGATATGTTGATTATATAACGCTGTCCTCATCGGTAATGTTCTCAATGAAATATGCTACCGAGTTCTCCGACTTTGAGAAAGAGACCCTATACAACAACATCAAGGCTACCGACTATCCGTCTTGCAGCGACTACCTCGACGGGTTGGTCATTACCTCCTGTGATTACAGGGAGGTGTTTGAGAAATATAAGGGCGTGCCTGGTGTGGTGTTCCTCGTCGATCCCCCATACCTGAGTACAGATAGTAAGACCTACAAGATGTACTGGAAACTGTCCGATTATCTTGACGTGTTGACTGTTCTCTCCGGGTATCGGTTTATTTACTTCACCTCGAACAAATCTTCCATAGTAGAACTTTGTGAATGGATAGGTAAAAACAAGCTCATCGGCAACCCCTTTGAGAACTGCCACCGTAAGGAGTTCAATGCCCACATGAACTATAACGCTTCTTATACGGATATCATGCTTTATACGGATGCCGTTTAAACCATATTCTAATGCTATTTGAACGATGAACAAATACTATCAGATATTGAGCAGAATTTTGGAACAGGGAAAGCCCCAAGTCAATAAGAAAGGAAATATCCGCTACCTGCTCAACGAGCAGCTGTCATTATCTCCAGTCGACCTGCTTGACATATTCGAGAGCCACAGCATAGCAAGAAAGAAATTGAAAAATGAGCTGCAGCTGTTCATGCAAGGTGAGCGACAGGTGCAAAAATATCGTGAGGTTGGAATAAACTGGTGGGACTATTGCGGAAGCGTACTGGTAAACAGTTATCCGACCTACTTTGAGAAGCTCCCGCCACTGATTGCCAAGATAAACCGCGAGAAGCGTAACAGCAAGAATTATGTGCTGTTCCTCGGTGAAACAGGCGCAGAAAGCAACCAGGCTCCTTGCCTGAGCCTTGTGCAGTTCCAGATAGATGACGGAGAATTGGTGTTGTCGGCCTACCAAAGGAGCAGCGATGCTAATTTAGGGTTGCCAGCCGATATATACCACCTATATCTCATGGCACGACAGATAGACCTACCACTAAAGAATATAACGTTGAATCTCGGCAATGTGCACATATACGAGAATAATATAAACCATACGAAGCAACTTCTTGATGGTGATGAGAGTGTGAAATTTGACTTGAATGTTTGAAAGATAATGATAAGAAACAAGAAACGCCTCGGTTTTCTCTGGAGCGTTTTTTACATTGGGGAGGAAACCTAAAAAAGAACATTTCGTTTTATAAGCTGGAACGCTTCGTTTTATTTCTTCGGAACATTTCGTTTTGCGGATTATATAATTAGCCTATTTAAGGAGTATATTTTAATATTAACTCACCTATATTCACGTCCAAGACTTCTGCTATCTCTAAGTTTTATCTATCTCCATCTGTACTCCTATATAGTTCTACCAAGTCTTCCAGAGTAATATCTAATATTTTAGCGATATTGATCAGTTGCGCAGCAGAGGGTTACATCTTGTTTGTCGACCATCTCGATATAGTCATTTCTACAACTCCTAATTGTGCAGCCAACCACCGATTGGTGATACTTTCCTCTGCCATAACAACGCGTAAGCGGTTTGGACATCTTGTTGTAGTCACTTCTATAAAACAATGTTACATCTAATCCATGCAAAGATATACAATTTTGGGTGCATTAAAGAATTATTCCTAAGAATTTTCAATCTGGATTTTATGTTTCAGTACAACCCTATCAATATTTCCTATATTTTCCCTCCGTTTCCTTATCTTTCTTTGATATCGTGCTTCCCTAAATTTACCTTATATATTTGCTATTCGATAATGATTTATTCATTCAACAACAAATAATTATGGAATCAAACAGCAATGACAATTATGTGCTGGTCTTGGAAGACCGCACGGAAGTGAAGAATGAAAAGGAAGCGGGCAAGCTCTCTGTAGTTTCAGGGGGTACGTTGTCAAATAAAAGTGCACAACTGAGCCCTCAATTAAGTTTGGGATTTAGTATGAATTTTATATTAATAAAAAAGTATATTTGCACAATGACAACAAAAAAGAATCTTTCAGCAGATTCTCAGCAGAGAACATCAGAATCCTTGTTAAAGGATATTCGTCGTAACACGAAACGAATTTTTACTTCAGAACAAAAGGTTTTAATTGTGATGGAAGGAATACGTTGTGAACAGAGCATCGCAGAGCTCTGCCATAAGTATGGTATACCCGATAGTACTTACTACAAATGAAATAAGGAATTTATTGAGGCAGGTAAAGCTCGCCTTGATGGTGACATCGCCCGTGAAGCAACAAGTGATGAGGTGAAGGAACTTCGTCAGGAAAATATTCGTTTGAAAGAAGTCCGTGCCGATTTGGTAGTGAGATATGACATTGTAAAAAACTTAAAACTCATCGAATAAACCCTATGCATGAATTGAATATACGTTATAGTGCGGAAGAGAATGAGGCTATCGTTCTGTCAGTAAAGCGTTCAGAGTTAAGTATTGTTCAGGCACTCAAACGCTTAGGTATTCCGAGGTGTACTTTTTATAACTGGTATCAGAAATATGCCATGGGTGGAGTGAATGCTCTCAGAGAAATGATTAAAAAAGCTATCGCCCAATGGGCGAAATACTATAATAAAAGCAGGTTTCATGAATTGTTGGACAATCTAACACCAAGAGATGTTTAGGGCAAGGGGGGAAAATTAAAAGAATAAGAGGAACGATAAAGTAAAATTCAATCAACAAAAGAATTTCTGAGAATAAAAGAATGATATTACAGCATAAATAACTACATTTGCAGCTGTGTACTTTTATTTGACAACGTACTATCAAAATTACAATTAAATGGAAAAATGGCAGATGCTACTTGGCGTGCAGAAATTAGTGCTAATCAAATAAAAACATCTGTGGCTTTTTAAAAAGCGAATTGGAATGATGCCCTAATATGTTGGTAGAGCATTAAAAATAAATATGAAGGAAATGATCAAATAAAGCAAATGAATAGCAGTAATCCGATTTAAATCAGAAGATGCCCCGCAGATACTTGTCATCCCTACTTCGGAAGATATTGATTATCCATTTACAGCACAGGGTTTTACATCAGGTAATAATGGGAGATTAGGTGTTCCATAATGGAAGTTCCAAAGTAGAATCGATAT